TCCCTAACCCTTTCAGTTAGTAGTCAACCCTCAAGAGATGTATATGAGGATGCTCAGTTTGCGGAAGCTATGGCATTGAGGGCAGCTGATGTTGTTATACCCGATGATACGATAATCGAGTATTCTCATTTAGAAGATAAAATGAAGATAGCTGAAAGGGTTAGGGAAATGACAGGTACTGCTCCCCCTTCTCCTGAACAACAGCAACAAAGCCAAGCTTTACAACAGTTGCAACTACAACAAATTCAATTGAACATAGAAACTCTTGCTACGGGCATAGATAAGATGAAGTCTGAGATGGCTGTTAATATGGCTAAAGCTTATACTGAAGTCCGTTCTGATGAGATGCAAGAGCATAAGTTGAAAGAGAAGATGATAGATGTAGCAATGAGTGAAGCAAATAACAAGACTAAACTATTACAGACTATGATTAGTGCTGGTCAAAGAGCTGACGAAAAAGAACTTGAATCTAAGACTAGAGTAGAAACTGCTTTAATTAGAAACACTGATAACTTGCAAAGAGTTAAATTAGATGCAGCAAAAACAACTGTAGACGCTAAACTTGATGTTATGAAAGAAGCAAATAAGTCAGAAATTGAGGCTAATAAAGTTGCCGCTCAGCTATTAACTGAAGGTATGAAACAGTCTTCCCGTAACCAAACAAAAGGTGATTAATATGGCAGATGCCGGAACTGCGCAAGCCCCCGCTGAAGAATCCACAGAAGAGTTTGATTCTGTATTGCAGTATTTTGATAAAGAAGATGACTATAAAGCTGATTCTGAAGAAAGAGGGGATGGTGGAGAAGCCACCGCTGAAGAAGTAGAAGCTACAGAGGTAGAAGCTGCTCCAGAAGTAGAAGCCGCTCCAGAAGTGGTAGAAGAGGCTACTGTAGCGACGGAGACACAGGAAGAGTCTCCAAAATCTCATATGATTCCTAAAGCAAGGCTTGATCAACAGCTCGCTAAAACAAGAGAGCTAGAACATGAGAATGTTCGTATTCAAGAGCAAATGCGAATAATGCAGGATCAGTTTGTCGCTCATCAGCAGGAACAAGTTCAAAGCGAGGAGCCTCAAACTCAAGATCCACAGTTTGATTTTGGTGGTAAGTATAAAGAGATGCAAGAAGCTTATATAGATGGGGAATCTGATAAGGCTTCTAATATATTTAGTGACATTATGGGTAATCAGCAGCAGGTTATTCAAGAGGGGTTCCAAAAGCAGATTAACAGTACGCTTGAGGCTAATAACCATAAAATGGGTATGGAACAACAATTGTCTGATGCTGCTAGAGAGATAGCGCAGGTTTATCCTGAGTTGGATATTGATAAACCTGATACTTTTAATAAAGAACTCACAGACCAAGTTAATGAATTAATGGTTGCTTATAGTGAGTTAAGGAATGATAAGGGTATATATACCTATTCTCCAGCAGAAGCCTTAAAGAAAGCCGCAGCTGTTTTTGCGCCTAATTTACCTTCTTCTTCTGATAAGGGTTCTTCCTCGCTAGAAAGCGGAGATAAAAATTTATCGAAGAAGATAAATGCTGCAAATAACCAGCCCCCTACATTGCCGGGAGATTCTGCTACATCTCATGGGGAAAGAAAAATTAATCCTCTTACAATGACTGAAGCAGAGTGGGAGGCGTTACCTCCAAGCACTCTAGCTAGATTAAGAGGAGATGTATAAGTATTGACAAAGCTTATATAATGTGTATATAATTTGTACCTTCGGGCGTTACGCTAACTGTCGCCGGGTTAGGCTCTAGATCAGAGTTAAAATGGTCATTTCGTTTCGGCAAACGATATTGCCGCGCTCTGCTAAGCTGGCAGTAAAACAGCAAGGGCGACCTATGAAAATAGGGCGCGAATGGACTTTATTAACTGTGACAAAAGGAGTTTAGCTGAATGGCTCAAACAAATTTTGCAAAGCTCACAACTGAGCAGAAAACAGTTTGGTCCCGTGATCTATGGAAGATTGCGCGTAATAACGCCTTTCTTTCTCGTTTCCTTGGCACTGGTCAAAACTCAATGGTACAGCGTATCACTGATCTGACTGAAAGTGAAAAGGGAGCGCGAGCTGTGCTTACTCTTCTTACTGACCTAACCGGCGACGGTATTTCTGGTGACAACCAGATGGAAGGTCGAGAAGAAGAGATCAAGGCATATGATCGCGTAGTCGTTATTGATCAACTCAGGAATGCCAACCGTACAACGGGTAAAATGGCAGACCAGCGTTCGATTGTTAACTTCCGCGAACAGAGCCGTGATCAGTTAGCATATTGGCTTGCAGATCGTATGGACCAACTGGCTTTCCAGACGTTGGCAGGAATTCCATATACATATAATCTAAAAGGTGCAGCCCGTGCTTCGGGTACTTTCTCTAATCTTGATTTTGCGGGGAGCGTTAGTGTTCCTTCCGCAGCTCGTAGGTTTAATTGGGAAGGTGCTGTGGGGGCTGAAGCTTTTGGAACTTATGATATTACCGAAGCGACTCTTCGGGCTCCGTCATGGAAGTTGATTGTTCAGATTAAAGCTGAAGCTAAAGACAAATATATCCGTGGTATTCGGGGTAAAGGCGGCGAAGAGGTTTATCACGTCTTCCTGTCCCCGAAAGCGATGGCAATGTTAAAACTAGATTCTGACTATCTAGCTGCTGCACGTAGTGCTCTACCTCGTAGTAAACAAGGCAATGAGCTGTGGACAGGAACTGATGGACTTGTGATTGATGGTACGATGATTCACGAGTATCGCCATATTCCTCAGTTCACTGCTTCTGTTGCGTTTGCTGGTATTGGTACTCCCGCAGTAAGTGGTTGTCAGATGCTAATTTGCGGTGCTCAGGCACTTGCATTTGCTGATATCGGTAACCCGGATTGGATCGAAAAATACTTTGACTATGATAACCAACGCGGCATTAGTGTTGCCAAGATGATGGGCTTTTATAAGCCTCTCTGGATCTCACCTGCGGCTGGCGCAGATGAAGATTTTGGTGTTATGGTCGTTAACGTTAAAGATAGCGCTTAATAGCTAGGAGATAAGATATGACTGCTTATTCAGATGCTTGGGGCGCGACCACTCCTCTAAACGGTGTGCGAGTAATTGCTGTCCCTGCGAAAGTAGGGGCTGTTAACGGATCGGTTTTTGTTGGTCAAGCTGTTGGGATGACTGAAACTGTTTCGGGTGTTACTTATGCAGCGGCTACTGGACTAGTGACTAACACCACGGCTGGTATTTTATCGGTGCGTGTTACGATGTTTCAGGAAGCTTCATCGGATGGAGTAGGTACTGAACCAAGTGCCAACTCAGTAGACCAAGCTGCCTTATAGTTTGGTCTAACGTAAGAAGGGAGGGGGTGTGATGTTTGCACCCCCAACCTTTCGTTAAGGGGATTTATATATGGCAACAGTCGCTCAGGCTATTGTTGATCAAGTTGAAGTTTTACTTCAAGACCCTTCCAATACTCGTTGGTCCACTAGTGAGTTATTAACTTATCTTAGTGAAGGCCAACGTCTTATCGTTAATTACAAACCAGATGCCAATACTAGGTATCTGGATTACGATCTACTGAAACCTTTTGCACCCCCTCCTGCTGTGTCTTATGCTCGTTTAGTGGAACCTTATTATGATATTTCTAAGGGTCCTCTGTATGATGACGCTGCAGGTGACCCTGGAGCAGATCCACTAGCGTTACGGATAATAGATATCCCTCATAATATGAATTTGTTTTATGCTGCCAAGGGTGCGTTAGGTACAGATGATTCAATACGTATGACTACTGAAGAAGATATTTCAACACAGATAAAAACATGGTGGAGAAGTAGAAGCTATACCTCAGATGTTAGACACTGGATGATAGATCCTTTAAGACCTACTTGTTTTCGTACCTACCCTCGTCCTGGTCCGTATAACGCAGCAGTAGTAAGAGTTAGGTACGCTAAGATTCCTGATGTTATGACAAGCCTTTCTAGCAATATTGAGATACCTGATATTTTTCAGACCTCTTTGATTGATTACATGTTATTCAGGGCTTATGGTAAAGACGGAGAAGCAAGTACTAATAACGAATTGAAAATGCAATATTGGAATCAGTTTATGACCGGCTTAACTCTTCAATCAGGTGCTGAAAGAGCTACTAATCCAAGAGCTATGGGTAATATGCCAATGCAGGGTGGTGTACCGATGGGAGGATAAATGGCTACTTTTGAAGATTATTTACCTTGGATATCGCCTCATGTTCCTTTGGCGTCCGATCCTCTTATAGAGAACTCTTTTAGAAAAATGGTCATAGACTTTTGTGAGAGGACCTATTATCACAAATATGATTCGGCTGCGGTTAATGTTACAAAGGATGTTGCGATTTATAACTTTGTGACTCCTGCTGGTCATCAAAGAGTGCGAACTGAGACCGTTACTTTTAAAAACGATAGTTCTATACTTCTTCAACCTGTGACTGAGTCTCAACTTGGTACATTAGACGGTGGTTGGATGGATAGGACAGGTACACCTACTAGTTATTTAGAGTGGGATATGGGCTCGTTAAGATTGTTCCCTACTCCTGCTACGACATCTACTAACACTCCCTTAATAATACGGATATCGTTAAGACCAGATGCCACTCCTAGTATTACGGGTGTAGTAACTGCTAGCTTTAATGACGTTGTGTGCAATGATAATTGGAGAACTCTGGTGAACGGTACTCTTTTTACTTTGTTTAATATGCACACTCAGCCTTGGTATCATCCAAACGCTGCTGGAGAGTATGCGGTGGCTTATCGGCAGGGAGTGATTGAAGCTACTACAAAAGCCTCTCAAGGTAATGTAAAAAGCGTTCGTAAAGTTAGATATGGAGGCCTTTTTACGCCTAATTATAACCCTAGAATATCAAGTACTACTTGGTAATAACCCATGAACTACGCCGGAGATAAACATGGACTACGAGATCAGAGATCTGGTCGAGGACGATATATTTGAATTTTTAATTTTAACTGAAGAGATGCATGCTAGTAATTTTGAGCACCAGCATGTGCCATTTCATCCTAAATCTATGGGCTACACTTTATTAAATAGGATTCAAGACCCTGACTTTTTTGTGAAGGGTGCTTTCTCTTTGAAACCCAAAGACGGGAAATACGTTGCAGGGGATCTTATAGGTTTTTGGTGCGGTGAAATATCGTCTTTCCCATGGAATTTCCATAAAAAACGAATCTCTGAGCAGGGGGTATTTGTAACAAAGTCTCATCGTGGTAGTAGAGCGGTAATGTATTTATGGAAAGAGTTTATAAAGTGGTGCAAAGAAAAAGATGTAGACCATGTTGAAATGAGTGCAACTACAGGGTTTTATCAGGGTTACCCTGATAAATTTGGTAAGTTGGCTTTAAAACATGGTTTTGAAAGATCAGCAGTTAAATATTCTCTTAGTAAACCTAAAGAGGGTTGGGGTGTAGAAGTTACTCAAGCTGAAATACAAGCTTCTTTATTGCCGGAAAATAAATAATATGTGTGATTCACCTAAAAGCGAAGCAGTAAAACCTGAGCCTCCTGTTTTTAACAAGAAGCTCATGGACAAGATGTTTGAGCCTAAGAAGACTGCACTGATGCTTGCTGAGATCGGTAAAGATAAACAGCAGAGGCATAAAGATATTTACAGGCCAGCAGAAAAGAAATTCCTTGAGCTTGCCGATAAAGATCTTTCTTACCTAGCTGGTAGATCAGCACAAGCTGATATAGAACAAGCAGCGTCTAAAACTCGCGCTGGTGGTTTTAGTGTTCAAGGAGGGCAGGGAGTAGCACAGATAGGTGGCCTATCTGCCGCTTCAGCGGCAGGTAGCGGAGCAGCTTTAGGCGCAGCGGGAGTTGGAGATCTGCAAAGACGGGAAGGTATGAAGATGAACGCTTTGCAACAGGCTAATCAAATACAAGGAAGTAACATGGCTTCTTTAGGTAGTGTTGCGGCTACTGCTCAAGGCGTTGGACTTTCGACAGCAGGTCAAATGGGCGACACTAATCGTGCTATTCAAAGATCTGCTTTT